CCTATAGACCTTGAACCCGTAATGGCAGCAATTCAATCTGGTGATAGCAACGCACAGGAAAGAGCTGATGAAATCATTAGGCAGATCCAGAGCATTGAATATCCCGATCTGTCTGGTGAGGTTGATAGTGTTAATAGCTCTATCTCTCAGCTTCGGAGTGATATTACTGATCTCGGCTTCGATATTATTGGTGTACGAAACGCTGTTAAAGCCATTCCTAAGCCTGACCTTTCTTCTTTGGCAACAAGCGCAGAGATTAAAGCACTGTCAAGCGTTGCGAAAAAACTGAAGAATTACGATGACTCTGAGATGAGAGACATAATTTCCGAAATGCTTAAAGACATATCCTCTCAAGGGGATCGGGCAGACAAGAAACTTGATTTAGTTTTAGATAACCAACTGAGCTTATTGTGATGAGTAAAGAGAGACAGGGCAGAATGGGTAGACCCAAGGGTTCACACAACAAGGCTACCCTGGAGCAGATAGAAAAGATCAAAGAGTCAGGTCAGACTCCGCTAGAGTATCTTGCATCAATATATCAAGACCCAGCGCGGGACATAAAAGACCGAATAGACGCAGCCAAGGCCGCATCTCCCTACGTCCATTCAAGGTTATCCTCGATGGAAGTTAATGCCGCCGTCACTGAGGTTTCTCACGAAGAATGGATAAGAATGCTCTCGTAACTCGCAAGCAATTGCGCGATGACTTTGAGTTTTATTGTAGGAACGCACTAAGTATTAGAACAAAATCTGGTGATGTTAAAGAGTTTAAACTTAATCATTCGCAGAAGTTTGTTCACGCCTGTCTTGAGACACAAAGGAAGAAGACAGGAAAGGTCAGGGCTTTAGTATTAAAGGGAAGGCAGCAAGGAATATCAACCTACACCGAGGGCCGGTTCTATTGGAAGACCACCCACAGGCAAGGGGTTAGAACCTTTATCCTTACCCATGAGGCAGACTCTACAGCAGCATTATTTGAGATGGTTGAAAGATACCATGACCTCTGCCCAGCCTTTTTAAGGCCATCCACTGGAACAAGTAACGCCAGAGAGTTGGTATTCGACAAGCTAGACTCTGGATACAAGGTTGGTACTGCCGGTAACAAATCTGTCGGTAGAGGAACAACGATCCAATACTTTCACGGATCAGAGGTCGCCTTCTGGCCTAACGCAGCAGAACACGCCAAAGGTATTTTACAGGCAGTTCCTGATGAGGATGATACCGAGGTAATCCTAGAGTCTACTGCAAACGGTATTGGTAATTTCTTTTACCAGCAGTGGCTTAAAGCAGAGGCAGGAGAAAGCGAATTCCAGGCTATCTTCGTTCCTTGGTACTGGCAGAAAGAATACAGGAAGCCAGCTCAAGGCTTTAAAAGAACAGATGAAGAAGACAAGCTTGCGGAAATATACAATCTCGACAATGAGCAGTTAGCTTTCAGACGCTTCAAGATTGCCGAACTGTCCTCGGAAGGAATCGATGGAGAGGCGGCATTTAAGCAAGAGTATCCTCTTTCCTCGCAAGAGGCTTTTCAAGTTTCTGGCGGTGACAGCCTTATAAAGCCAGAGGCGGTTGTAGAAGCAAGGAAGAATAAAGTATTAGCAATTGGCCCCTTGGTTATAGGTGTTGACCCCGCACGATTCGGGGATGACAGAACCGCGATAATCAGGAGAAAAGGCAGGGCAGCATACGATCTTGAGACCTACGAGAAAAAGTCTCTGATGGAGATTGCTGGCATTGTCAACGGAATAATCAAAAACGAAAAACCTGTTCAAGTCGCAATAGACGTTGGCGGTCTTGGTGCAGGGGTTGTGGACAGGCTTATTGAGCTTGGTCACGAGGGAGTAGTTGTCCCAATAAACTTTGGATCAAGCTCCCTAGATCCAGTTATGTTCCTGAATCGCAGGGCTGAAATGTGGTGGAGCATGAGGGATTGGTTAAGCGGGGATATCCCTGTAATGATCCCTGACAGAGATGATCTCCACACCGATCTTTGTGGCCCTCAGTATAAGTACGATTCAAAGTCCAGGCGAAAGCTTGAGAGCAAGGATGATATGAGGCGAAGGGGTTTGAGGTCTTCAGACTGCGCTGATGCACTTGCGTTGACATTTGCAGAACCTGTTAGGCAAGAAGTTTACGATTACGAATTCAGACGAACTGTCGTTGATAAGGTGGCAGGGTACTAAGGTATGCCTATGGAATATGTTGAAGAAACTCAGAACCTGGTAGAGCTAGAAGAGGAACTAGCGCAGCGTCTAAACACGTTTGCCTCTCGCCTTAGTAAGTTAGCAACCGAACAGGTAGCCAAGAAGAACCAGGTTGAGCAGAGATGGTTGGAGGATATTCGCCAGTATCACGGTGAGTATAACCCCAGCGATTTATCCAGGCTGCGCGAGTCAATGGGTTCTGAGGTGTTTGTAAACATAACAAGGAACAAGACTAACGCGGCAGAAGCTCGCTTGCAGGATATGCTTTTCCCTACGGATGACAGGAATTGGGGAATAACTCCAACACCTGTGCCAGAACTTGAGAAGCTATCTAATGAACAGAGTGTGGACCCTCAGACAGGAGAGCCTTTGGATGCGATTGTTGTTGCCAGAGAGCTTCTAAGCCAAGCGAAAGAAAAAGCATCAGCTATGCAGGAGGAGATTGACGATCAGTTGACTGAATCCCGTTACCAGCCAAAAGCTCGGGATATCATCCATGATGCCTGTCAATTAGGAACTGGAGTAGTAAAGGGTCCGGTAATTGTAGGTAGAACTAAGAAGCGTTGGGACACTCTTCAAGATGGAGTCTCTGTCTTACAGATTGTGGAGGCATTAGAGCCATCAGTTGAAAGGGTTGATCCTTGGGATTTCTTCCCAGATATGTCTGCCACAAGAGTGGATGAGGCAGAATTCTTTTTTGAGAGAAGGCGTTTATCGAAGAAGCAGTTGAGGGATATGGCAAAGCTTCCAGGTGTTCTGACCTCTCAGGTTAGAGAGTTGGTAAAGAATGATGCAAAGTCTACTCATATAGCTCGTACCCACATCGATGACATAAGGAACATCACTGGAATTAATACCATCGGAGAGGGGAATAAGTACGAGGTTTGGGAATATCACGGACCTATTTCCAAGTCAGAGTTTCTGGACGCTATGATGGGTTCGGATAGCGAATATACAGAAGAAGAGATTGACGAACTTGATGATGAGATCGAGGCCGTGGTCTTCTTTTCTGCGAACAGCGTGATCAAGGTTGTCATCAATCCTATGGATTCCGGGGACAGACCTTATTCTGTTTTCAATTGGGAAACAGACGAATCATCTATCTTTGGTTTTGGTGTCCCGTATCTGATGCGGAACCCGCAGAAAGTCATCAACGCTGCTTGGCGAATGATGATGGATAACTCCGGTTTATCGGTAGCAGATCAGCTTGTCATCAATAGGGAATTGCTTCAACCAGCGGATGGTTCTTGGGAAATGACTCCCAAGAAAATGTGGTACTTACGGGATAAGACCAGATCTGTTCAGGAGGCATTCGCATCGTTCTCTACCCCTTCTCACCAACAGGAAATGGCAAACATCTTCCAGATGGCAAGACAGTTGGCTGACGAAGAAACAAACCTCCCTCTTATAGCCCAGGGAGAGCAGTCATCACACATTACCAAGACATCGTCTGGTATGGCTATGTTGATGAACTCCTCAAACATTGTGCTTAGGAAGGCGGTCAAGAATTGGGATGATGATATTTCTCGACCCCTGATAACCAGGTTCTACGATTGGAATATGCAGTTTAACGACAATCCGAACATCAAAGGTGACTTCTCCATTGATGCAAGAGGTTCTGGTGCATTGCTCGTAAGAGAAAAGCAGCAAGAGAATCTTATGGTGTACGCGAACATCTCTGCATCAAACCCATTCTTTTCTCAGAGAAGGGATTGGGCTGGACTTGATAGAGAGATTGCCAAGTCTCTTGAGGTTCCCTACGAGAACATTACCCTTTCAGATGCCGAGATTGCAGAGGCCACACAAGCCCAGCAAGAGCAGCCTGATCCTAATCAGATTGCGGCGGAGATGGAGTCACAGATCAAACAGGCTGAACTACAGCTTGAGCAGCAGAAACTTCAGTTGCAAGCTCAAATCAAGTCTCAGGAGTTTCAGTTGAAGCAGAGCCAGATCGCAACCGAGGCTCAGTTGGATCAACAAAAATTGGTACAGGATAGGGAGCTAAGGATCGCTGAAATAGCGGCGAAGGGTCAGATGACGGAGCGTCAGCTACAGACAAGGATGGCAATTGATTCTGAGAAGATACGATCTCAGAGAGATAAGGACGCTGGAGATCTGAATATCAAAACAGCACAAACTCAGCTCCAGGCAAAAAACATCAGCAAGGGGTATGACACGTTTTGATAGATAAGCACAGCCTTACTTGGCAGCACATAGTCAAATACGCAAACAAAGAAAAAAGTGAAGCAATCGAGATGCTGATTGCTGACAGGAATTCGGAGCAGCAAAGGGGAATTATCCTCGCTCTGGACAGACTGCTGGCGCAAGCCGGTGATGATGACATTGTCGATTCAGACAATTAACCAATAGCCGCCCGTCCTGGGCCGCTGGAGATTAACATGGCTAAAGATAAGGGATCAGCGGCTGCTGAAGAGCAGTCGTATGAGGACGCTTTTAACGAGTTTACAGGAGATTCAAATGAGCTGCGGGAAGAAGCACAAGAAGGGCAAGAAGAGGAGCTACGGGAAGTAGAGGAAACTGAAGAGGTCGATGACCTTGAGGACGAACCAGTAGGCGAAGAACCAGTAGAGGAAGACCCAATTGGTTCTCTGCGTAATGAGCTGCAACAAGTTCGGCAACAAGCCGAAGAATGGCAACACAAATACAATAGCGATCTTGGAAGACAGAACGCTTTACAAAGGAAGATACAAGAGCAGGAGCAAACTATTCAGAGGTTGCAGAAACCTCAGTCATTTCCTGCTCCCGGCATTTCCGATAAAGAATGGAAAGAGCTTAGTGAAGATTTCCCCGAAATAGCAAAGGCTGTAGAGGGAAAGCTCAATACCATCACAAGGAATTATGAAGCAAAGATTCGAGGGCTGGAGAGTCGAGTAGCTCCAATCCAAGAACAAGCAGAGAAGAGCTATGTTTCCGAGCAGTATAGGATTCTCGCTGAAGAGCATCCTGACTATCAGGAAATAGCTGATTCTCAAGATTTCAAACATTGGGTCAGTTTTCAACCCGAGTCTGTCAAGGCTTTGATATCCAGCAAACAGGCCGCTGATGCCGCCTATCTTTTGCGGACATACAAAAACGAGACCAGACTTCCTGAACCTGTATCCAATAATGAATTGAAGCAACGCCGTGAAAAGCAGCTTCGACAAGCCCAGACCGTTCCCTCTCGCGGGGGAAGGGTGAAATCTAATCTGCCGCCTGATGATGACTATGAGGCCGCATTCGATTATTTCGCCAGCAAACGGTAGGGGAAAACGTATGACTAACACCACAGCAATGACGCATTCAGCATCAGCCTCCACGGACGCTACCAGATGCCAGAATCCCTCATTGAGCTGCGGGTGATCGGTCGATTTTTAATTTGCCAATTACTTTCACTCAATAGGAGATTCAAATGGCACTTACTGATTATACCCAGATATCTCAGCGTACCACTGCGTGGGCTGCTGCTGAGATGTTGGCTCACGCCGAGCCGATCCTTTGCCTTTCCAAGTTCGGAATGAGCAAGCCGATGCCGAAGAACAAGGCAGAGCAGGTGAAATTTCGCCGCCCTGTTCCGTTGACTCTGGCAACCACTCCCTTGACGGAAGGTTCTCCTCCGACAGCCCAGGCAATGAGCTACGAGGACGTAACTGTCACTCTGAGCCAATACGGTGATGTGATTGATATCACCGATAAGGTTGCAGATTTGGCAGAAGATCCTGTCCTGAAGGACGCAGCCATGCTGTGTGGTGAGCAAGCCGGTGAGACTCTTGAAAGCCTGACCTGGGGTGTTATCCAGGGCGGCACAAACGTCTTCTACGGCAATGCTGTAGCTAATCGCACATCAGTGATCACCACGATCTCTCTGAGCGATCAGCGAAGGGTCACTCGATCCTTGAAGGCAAACCGAGGTAAGAAGGTAACTTCTATGCTTTCAAGCTCTGTGAAGTACGGCACTGAAGCTGTTGATGCGGCCTACATTGCTTTTGCTCACACAGATATGGAAGCAGACATCCGAGACATGACCGGCTTCACTCCTACTGAAAAGTACGGAAGCATGAAGGCTCTGCCTTACGAAATC